ATACGTATATCTGCCTTTCCCACGGGATCATATTATCAAGTTCAGTTAAACTATATTGATGATGCTGCATCATCGCAAAGTTGGTCTGATAATGATTCGCTAATGAATCATGAGAAAGGCCTATGAGAAAAAAGATTCAATTCCCTCTAATACAACCTCATTTTCATGACCGCATTCCTTACATTTAAACTTAACTGTGTGTTGTAGCTTAGGAATGTTTTGAATAAATTCTTGGATCTTTTCTAAATGCTTATGTGATAGCGAATCAATGAATTCAATCAATTCTTTTTCAGTTGATTCACTTGCAGGATATACATTATCAGCATCGTAGATAGATTCAATTGAGTATACAAGCATTTGATTGAATGCGTTCTCTGAATTATCCTTATCTACCTTTTCTGCATCTGACATCGATACGTGTTTAAGAACTACTCCGATAGAATCAGTGATCTCAATAGTGTTGCTAATTTCCTCAACTTCAGATAGTTTAATATCTTCAAGATTGATTTTTACATTAGCATATTCGCCACATTCTGTACACTTAATTCTAATTTCTACACTTTCTCCTACACTTTTGGCTCTCAGTTGAAGGAAAAGATACTCAATATCTGATGATGTACACTCGTTTGGATCAAGTTTATTAAACGAACATGCGCTAATAATATCTTTGATGGTTTTTAGAATCTTCTTTTCATCCCCTGATTCTTGGGCAATCATAAGAATCTTCTCTTCTTTAACGAGGAATGGTCTAAATTCAACTTTACGATTAAGTGAAGGTACTTCGATTGGATATGTCGGGTTTTCTAGTTTTGGTAATGCCATAATTTTGTTATTTGTTATTCATTCAGTTATAATAAAAATATTATTTATAATTATCCCATCGGCTAATCTTCTGGGGGTCTTATAATGAGTTCTTCAAAATCTTCGTATGTAAATTCTACTGTTAATTTTTGTATCTCTCCATCAGAACTATTTAATTCCACTCCTTGTACTGATATAGGAAATGCGTTGATTAGCTTAACACCATAAATTCTTTTATTATTAATATCATTTTGGAATATTCCTACATCGCGTTTATATGCAGAATCATAATTTTTCTTAAACGTGTTTCGATCGATAATCATATTAGTCCACTTATCAAATACTCTTTTAATAAACATGTCATTAGTTAGATTAAATGTAAATGAAACATCTTCGTTAATAAATGACTGCGCAACTTTTACTTGTTGGCGTGTGTAGTTCGTTTCGAACGTTTGCATTTGCCTTCCAGGAAGAGAGGTAGTATCGCAAAGGATATTAAGATCTCTTATTTCTTGAGTATCTTCAAATGCTTCAGCTGGTGGTACCACTAATATTTCAAATCTATTAGAGCGAGCAAATCCCTTCCTAGTATTTATGAGTCCTTTGAGTGCGTCTATTTCCATTAGATTTTAGATCTTGAGTCTTTCCAAACTGCATCTTTACCTTTCTTAACAAACTGTTCAGATGGTAAAAAGATTGCAATCTCCCATTCACTGGCAGATATTTCGGATATTTGTGATTTGATGTGTTTAGTTAAATAGTGTTTATAGCACGGCTTAAATGCGCTAAGCTTTGATGTTGCTTTTAAAAGATCATACGACATTTTAAATCGAGTAGATTGATTATATTTATCATTATTAGAGTATTCTAGAAGCTTATCGAAAAATTTAGCTCTTAACACAGGAGGAAGATAGTGTAAATTTATTCCGTAAAATCCTCCAGGTGCTTTGTCGACCATAATAATAAGCGGGAATTTATCATAAAAGGGCAGAGTCTTTTTGTTTTTAGGATCATAGGCATACATAAACATACGACCAATCAGCGGCTTCGATACTGTTTTAGTTGCTTCATCTCTTAAAAGAGCTTTACGATTAACTGATCTTGTCTCAGCGACCTTTTCCCTAAACCATTTCAGAGATTGTTTGGTTCCACGTTTTACATCAGCTCTAAAAGCTGCTGCCTGTATTTTATCAAAGAGAGATGCCATACCTCTATTTATACTATTTCTTTGGCTTCTTTGCACCAAGGAGTTTAATTCCAAGTCTTGCAAGTTCGATTTCTGTCCATATTACAAACTCCCATCCTCTATCAGCACAGTATGCTTCAGCAGTTTCCCACTTTGAGGTATTTTTTATGTAGGACATTACCTCAGTAATATATCTTTTTGTCTTTCTCTTTGGTTCTTTTGGCGCTTCAGTTTGTTTTTTTGGTTTAATCTCGATTAGGTACGTCTTATCCTTTGTAACCATTTTAACATCCATAAAGTACCTATGGATTTTATTGTCAGTCTTACAACGGTATGGAATAATGGTTTCTTCTGATTGCCACTTAATTACATCAGGATTCATATCCATAAATTTGAAAACTTGTCTTTCCCACAACGATCTGAATACTACATTCGTAGGATCACCGTCGTATTTGTCTGGATTCTTTACAGTATATCTTCCCTTGTATGTCATATTTTTATTATAAATAGATTTGTATGGCTATTAATTATTTTGAAAAGCGCTTAGGTAGAGTTAAGGAGGTGGTTCAAGAAGGATCTCAAGCTGAACCTACTACTATTTCAAGCATTGCTCCTCTTATTTATCCTCCAGAAATGAGAGGCGATCTCACTCGCCCGTGTATGGTATTTACTGCTCACGAAAGAAAATTATCCGGAGAGGTGCATAGGCATCCTATCTGGTTTCCTTCCCCTGGAAATATATCATTTGATGATAGCGGAGAGTACGGTCAATCAGATATTGGATTATTGGCTGCTGGACTTGATGCAGTTTCTGGCTCAGCAGGAGTTGGCAATATACTTGGACAAATAAAAAGTTTAAATAAGGAACAGGCTAAATCTTTAGGATCTAAACTTTTACCAGATAAATATTCAGATTCTATTTCATTAGCTACTCAACAAGTTAATAACCCTAATACGAATACTACCTTTACTAAAAACGGAATAAGACAGTTTACGTTTACATTTAAGATGGTTGCACGTTCTCCAGGAGAATCAGATCTTATTCGCCAAATTCAATCAAAATTTAGACATTTTCTTTATGCCTCGAGAGGAGGAGAAAATAACACTATTACGCTTGAGTATCCTCCAGTCTGGACAGTCAAATTTATGAATATGGATTCTGGTACAGAAAATATCTTTATTCCTCGTATATATTCTGCATATTGCACGAGTGTTAATACAAACTTTAATGCTACTGGTAATGTGTATTTTACAGACAATGCTCCACTTGAAGTTGATTTAGAAATACAATTCCAAGAAACACGAGCATTAAATAGACACGATATCGAACAAATGGAAAATGATCAACTTGGCAATAGAGGAATTGATGAAAATGGCCGTCCTTTAGTTGTTACCAAGCTTGAACAACCAAATCCTGCACCAACTAAAGGAGGTTAATTATGTCATTCTTCTCACAGTTTCCTAAAATAAAATACGATATTAATGCAGATGGTGTTAAAACCGATCTCACTGATATGTTTCGTCATGTTGATGTAAAAGAACACCTCATTGATGATATAACAACTTATACATGGTATGAGATATTAGAAGGAGAAAGGCCTGACGTTGTATCTAATCGATTGTACGGTACACCAGATTACTATTGGACATTCTTCGTTTTAAACGATGATCTTAAAAATGGATTAAATGATTGGCCAAAATCGTATCGTCAATTTGAGTCAATGCTTGAACAAGATTATGGAGATTATTCTACTCTTGTTTTTATTCCTCGACAATATCCGGTTGCACGTAAATACGAAAATAGTTTTGAAATGGTAAACTATTTTGGTGGATTAGATTTAAGTACAGGAAATATAAAAATACGTGGTTTAGCTGATGAACCTAATGGTACAAAGATTGAATCAGAAATACTTCGATTCGATGATCAAAGATTTCAGCTTTGGGTTTATAACATTGCCAATTTAGGAAAATTCTCTAATAATAATACTTGGAGAATAGTCTACAACGATAATCCATACGTAGATGGTCTAGAGTATACACAGTTCGAAGATCAGAAAGCTTTATGGGCAAAATCTGCTCTTAAATGGACCAGATTAAATCAAACTACTGTTTATTATGCATTCCTAAAAGATCCATCTATAGTAAATTACGCTGCAGAAAGCGACGCATACTATAATTTCTTCTTAGATAGATATTTTCAGAAAATTACATTTGTCTCTCATCGTTTCTTTGAAAATTCATATAACGCTCCATCATATTTCCTTGATAATGAAAATAAAGGTGATAGATCAACCGCGTTTGATGCATACTCGAAAGTATTTAGCGAAGATGATGTTGTATTGCCAAATAACTTTTTTAGAGGAGATACTGATATCAATGTTCCATCTGTAAGAACAGACGGATTTGAACAAAGCGAAATATCACAGTATAATTCAATTAGTCGTCAAAGAAAATACATACCAAGTTTTGTTGAAGCATACTATAGCGAACAAGCAAAATTTGTATCAATTCAAGAAGATCTTTCCGAAAAAACCTTTGAAGCAAGGAAAATTCGAGTAATACGACCAGAGCATATTGATGAATTCGTTGAATTGTATCAGGAAAAATTACTAAAGTAAATGGGAAATCAACGAACAAATTTTGGGGCAAAGGTGTCATTAACCCCAGGATCATACAATATTGATAAAATTGTATTGACTACTCATGATGGTAAAGAATATGATATAGAAAACATTACTGTTAAACTCACTTTAACTGAATCTCTTTATTCTCCAAACATACTTGCTCAGATAGGCATAAAAGATACTGCAAATTTCTTTGAAAGTACACCGCTTATTGGTCAAGAAAAAATAAAAATAGTTGTATCAACTAAGCCTAATAGCAACGGTAAAACGAAAGCTAAAAAAATCAATTTAGATTTCATTGTTACTGAATATCCGCTTTATGCGAGTGCGGTAGCAGAACATACAAATGTTTATAACATTGCTTGTGTATCAGATCATGCATACTATTCTCGACTTTCTAAAATATCGAGATCATTTACTAATACGACTGACCAAGAAATTAAAAAGATTATTACAGAAGATCTTGGATTTGCTGATTTTGAAGTAAATGGTACAGTAACATCAAGAATGAAGGGAATCATACGATGGCAAACACCTCTTGAGGCTGTTGAATGGTTACGTAAAAAGACATATGATGAAACTTTCTCTCCGTTTTTTCTTTATCATTCACTAGATAATAAGATTCGTTTATCTTCTTTGCACAATTTGATGACTGCAAAAGAATATCATACGTATACTGATACAAGAGAATTTAGCTTTGAGCCGTATAGTGAAGAAGATTACGATCAAAGAGTTTCTCGTATTCTTGATGTTGCTTCGAACCTTAAGCTTGGAAAAGTTTATCAGGGTGCAAATGGAGGATGGGCATCAGAAAATAACTATTTAGATTATTCATATAAGACATACACTAAATATGATTATAACTATGATAAGGATTTTAATCAAAGTCTAACATTGAATCAAAAGACTCCGCTATCAACTCAGTTCGATGTAAACGGAGAAAAATTAAACTTAATGCCGAAGTCTCATCTTGAACATACATCAGTTAATAACTTATCATACGGAGAAGAAGATTCAAATTATAATAAATTAAAAGAAGAGACTAAGGGTAAAACTCGTGCAATTGAAGAAGCATTAGAGTCAGTGTCTCATGATATAAAACTCTTTGGTGATTTTGATTTAAATCCTGGAACAGTTGTTAACTTGAAATTTCCAAAAGCTGTAGATCCTGCAATAATGAAAGAGCTATTGGCAAATATGGCAAATAAACCAACGAGTGCTCGAGATTTATGGGATAAACACCTATCTGGAAGACACTTAATCACTTCGGTAACTCACATGTTTGAGGATGGTGAATATTTCTCAGAGGTACGGGTAAAGAAAGACTCATTTGGAATTGAAGTATAAATAAATCATGAACCCAGAAAATTTTATTAATAATGGTGGTGGATTTGCATGGTTCACAGGTGTGATCGAAGACATTGATGATCCAATGGAAATGGGTAGATATCGTGTAAGATGTTACGGATATCACAATGCAGACAAAACAACAGAAAAAGGTATACCTACTGAAGATTTGCCATGGGCAATGACGATGTTACCTGTTACATCAGCATCGATGTCAGGTGTAGGTCAATCTGCAACAGGTCTATTACGAGGAACATGGGTTATTGGTTTCTTTCGAGATGGCATTAATGCCCAAGATCCTGTTATTATGGGATCTATCCCATCTATAACGTCTGCAGTTGATTATCAATCAGGATTTACTGATCCATCCGAGAGGTATCCAAGCGAGAATAAGCTTAATACTCCTGACACACCAGTCTCTGCACAGGTCAAAGAAGAAAAATATAAACAAGGATTTAGTTATACAAAGAAGGATCTGCTAAGGAAAGATTACGATCCAAAAATAACTATTGCTGCGGCTGCGATGTCAACAACAGCTCCTAAAACTGGTGCTTCACCAGCAATATGGAAATTTCCAGCGATCGACGATGTAATGACTCCAACGTACCCACAGAATCACGTGATTGCCTATGAAAGAGCAGACGATGCAGATGAAGCTGGCCACATTGTTGAATTCGATGTAACTCCTGGAAAAGAAAGAATATCTACTATTCACCGCACTGGAACATACACTGAAGTTACTCCAATAGGCGATAAAACAGAGGTGATTGTCGGCAAAAACTATAGGGTTGTTGCTAAAGGAGAGAATGTGTATATCGAAGGTGGATGCAATCTTACAATTGATGGAGGATGCAATACTAGAATTATAGGTGATTGGAATGTCCAAGTGACCGGTAATAAGACTGAACATATCGGTGGTAAACACGTACATAAAGTGAAGCTCGATCAGGAAATTGATATTACTGGAGCAGCTACAGAAAAAATCGGAAAGACTCTTTATCAATCAACTGGTCAAGCTTGTACAGAAGCATACGGTGGAAATCAAACAACTACTGCACCGAATATCTTCCTTAATTAGTATAAATAGATTACATGTCGAGAGCTCTATCAGATATTAATCCAGCTACTGGAAAGGTGGCAATGCAAACATTGTATAAAGACTTTCCAATGTTTTTTACTGGTATCCATCCAGGAAAAAAAGATATAGCAGGCATAAAGGATTTAGACGCAGTGCGACGAGCGGTTAAGAATTTAATTCTA